TCAGCAGGTTGATTAGGCCATTTAGGATATAAATCATACATTTTATCTAAAGTAACAGGTACTAATGTTTCATCATTAACTGTAGCTGTAATAAATGCATGTATCTCAGCCCCTGTTGGATATTCAAATTCATAGTCATGTGCACCTACAACTAAACGTATTCGTGGTTGTTCGTACCTCCACGCTAATGTACGTTCACATGCTTCTATCGCAGCATCACGAACATAATTCTCTACGACAGGCGTTGGGCATCCTGGCACACTTGGTAGTAATCTATTAACAATATCTGAAAAATTTCTTGTAGCCATTATGTGAGGTCCTCTTCAATTTTTTGTTTGTTTACTGGTTGTAAACCTGCAGCTTCTGTATCTGTAAATATTCTATTAGAAGCTGAAACACCTAATGCTTGTGTAAATGATTTTAAAAATAACTCTGCTCTACCAGAGTTTACATGTTCATTATCAACAGACTCAGCTAAAAATACTGTACCATCTACAACAGCTGGTAAAAAAGCATCAGGCAATAGAGCTACTGTTGTTGTTCCATCATAAGTTGGTGGAGATTGTGAATATTCTACAACCAATATTTGATTAGCTGGAGCTTTTGGATATATAAAAAACTTGTTTGGATTTCTAGCATGTCGCATAAAATTTCTACAAGCAGCTGCTGTATCGTTTATCCATTGTGGATAAGACTGGTCTAATACTTCTCTATTAGTTTCTGTAACTCCATCTCCTCCTTGTACAGAAAACACTTCCATTAATCGTATAGAATCGCTAGGAGCAGATTGTAATACTGCATTTTCAGTGCAAGTAACTGTGCCCATAAAAGCAAATAAATCTGGTCTTAATACTGAAATTCGTTTAAGAGCTTGGTTTGCAAACCCTAAAAGAACTGTATCAGAATATCTTTGAGGAGTATTTTCATCTTGTAATATTCTTCTAACTTCAGTAATGACATCATTTAAAATCATTTTTTCTTGTCTATACCTTTAGTTGCTTCTTCTGCTAATTCTATATTAACAGCTTTTTCTTCTGTAGGAATTACTTCTGTTTTTAATTTAACTTTAGTTTTTCTTGCTTTTTGTTTTTTTGTTACAAATTTTTCTGGAAAAGCCTGCTCTTCAGTTACTTCTTCCGTCCTAGGATTCTCTGCAAGTATTTCATCCCATTCATAGATTTCACCATCTACTATATTTCTTAACCATCTTCGTGTCATTTTTCTCTCCATTTAAATAATCGGGGGGTTAAAGTTACCCCCCGACCATGTATTTATACTATGAACAATCAGCGATAACTGCCCAAACTTTAATTACAGCACTATCAGTTACAGCACCTGATACACCAATAAGCATATCAATAGTATCTGCAGCCTCAAAATAGTGGCCGTTATTGTTTGCAATTAAAAGTGCACCATTTGAGTTGGTAGTTCCTGCTGAGTTGGCGTCGCCACCATCAACAAAACCATCAACATCTCCACCAGTTAAACCGAGGTCAAATGTAGATGCTGCACCTTCTGCAGTCACAGTTGTTGCTCCAACAGCCATCACTAATGTGTTAGCTGGTATAGAAAGTACTTGGAGAGAATCACCAGCTGCAAGTGCTGTAGCACCTGCTGTAGCTCTATCCGCAGTTATTGTAGCGAAATTTAGTTCCACTTCAATGTAGCCGACTCTGTTAATGCCTTTGGCAGGGTGTGCCGCAGAACCTTTATCAAAGCCGTGCGTATCTGTATATGCCGCCATGTTAGTCTCCTAAGTTACACAGTAACAATCATTGTAGCAAGTGCTTCAGGCTTAACGACTTTATAGCCGTAAACTTGAAGACCACGAATGATATTACCGAAAGTTGTTTCTGAACGAATTGTTTCCATGTTGGTCATTTGTGACGCAAATGTAAACCCCATTGTGTGTCCACCGATTACGCTGAACTCACTTCCGCTCTTTTTAAGGTTATGACTTACATAAACTGTAAATCTATCAATCATACCTAGACGACCATTTCTTAATGGTGAGTTTCCATCACCAGTAATAGATGCATCTTTTAAGTCTGATTGCTTGATTAGACCAGCCATTTTAGCAGGTATTACAAGAAAACGCCCTGTTTCAGGACAGTTAGCCTCATCAAGAACTGTACCCATATCTACAATTTTACCAATTACGTTTGTAGTAGTAAGTGCTTCTGGAGTACCTGCTACACCAAGGTCGATGTCGCCAGAGATTGCTCCAGCTGATGTTCCTTTGTTACTAGCATGTACATCAGTTAACAAGTCAGTTAGCACACGTTGGTCAATCTTAATCTTCATACGCTCTGAAGCGTCTTTAGACCAAGAATCCATCATTGCGATATCTGATTGTACTTCATCTACATCATCTTCAACACAAGCGAAGTATTCGCCTTTGTCGATTAGCAATTGTAATTTTGCTTTGTTTGGGTTTTCAACCGCTAAAGTTTGACCTTTAACGTATGTTTTAATTGTTATTTCAGGGGTTGTACGAATATTAACCGTATCGCCCATGTTACGAATTTCACCTTCGTAGTCAGTATTTGAGATTGCTGATAACACTGTTGCGTCATAGAAATTCTCAATTAACTTACCAGACCAAATTTCAGGTATAAAATTACCTGTATAAGTAGGATGACCTGGTGATGTTGCAAAAGCCATAATAGTCTCCTTTTATTGCTATTAATTAACTATGCGACCTTCTCGCTGTGCAGCAAAAATGTCACGTTCCATTCGACTACGCTCATCTTCTCTTCCCTTATATTTACCTGTTCTAACATCTTTAAAAAATTTTTCAATGTCTTTAGGCGAATAAGTTTTAGCATTATTACTAACAGGTTGACCAGCACGTCCTCGTCCTGGAGCAACTTGCTTTTCTAATTCTGCAGATTGCGTAGCACTTTTCTCACGAGCACTAGTATCTTTACCACTAACTTTTGCAAAAGTATTAAAGAAATTTACCACCCTACCTGCATCTTGTTTACGCTGTGCGTCTTCAAGATAAGTTTGGCGGCTAATACCTGTTAACGGGTCTACTTCTAGGAGCCATGATTGAAAATCTGGGTCACTATTTACCTCGTTCCAATTAGGTACTTCACGGTTCAAATCATCCCAAAACTGTTTTTCAGAACTAGTTTTTTGTTGTTGTTGAACTTGCTGTACTTGTGGCACAACACCTTTCAACGCTGCTAATTCTTTTTCCAGTTGTGCAACACGACCCAATTGTCCTGCTACCTCTTCTTTTGCTGCTCGACGCATAACATCAATAGAATCGCCGTACTCTTTTACATCGTCTTCCGTTATTAACTTCTCGACAGGTGTTTCCTGTACTGGTGTTTCTTGTTTGTTAAGGTCTCCTAACAAAGTTTCTAATTGGGAAACACGGCTGTTTAACTCTCTGTTTTGGGCATTTAAGCTTGGAACTTCCTTGTTATACATACCTTGTAGTGTTTTATATTTTTGTTCCCATGATTCTTTTTTTACTTCAGTGTCTGCTGTGCTGTGCTCTTCAGCGTCAGACTCAGTAGCTTGTTTTTCTACACTGTCGGAAGTTGCAGTTGTATTTTCATTAACAGGTACTTCAGTAGAAGTTTCAGCTTGTTTTTCCTCAGGTGCTTTTTCTCCTGAATCTAAACCAGCATTTGTTTCAGCTGTTTCGTTGTTAAGTTCTTTATACAGTGCTTGTACATCCTCAGATTGTTTTTGAACTTGCTTTGGTAATGACATAATGTTTCGCTCCTATTGGTGTGCGTTAATCAACAGCTGTCTCATGACTTTGCTGCAGTTTCAGGGGACTCTTTTACTAAGGTGTAAATTTCTTTCAGAACCTGACACCGCCCCTGTGCAAGTGCTATATTCTGAGTAACATTAGGTAGCTGCTTTAACTCATGGTCTAACCATCCCTCTAACCATTCCAGTGCTTGAGGGTGTTGGCGTGCCAATACGGCTAAAGCCTTAATAACTTCTGTGTCTGGTCTAATCAAGACTGACCTCCAGTGTTACGGTTACTAACTGTGTTTGCTTCCATTCCTCCTTTAGGAGAACCATCAGGTTGGGTAGGTGTCGGAGATTGCTGTGCTTGTTGTTGAGCCGCAAACTCTTTAGCTATCCTAGTCTGGTAACTTCCTTTTTCCCTAGAAGGAACGATATCATCCACAGGCATCTGCAAACTTTTAGCCACTTCACGAAGTATCGCTGCACGGCCTTCTTTACCAACAATGCCCATATCGACTTCGTTGGCGGTTGCATTAAGAAATTCTATTCTACGAAGATTAACTGTCTCTTTAACTGCAAGGTTGATTGCACCTTTCGGTAGAATCTCTACATCGCCTTTAATAGACTCATCTTCATCATAACGCATATTGTACACAAACTGTCTATGTACAACGGGTTTTATAACATCAGAATCAATATGCATAACTACTTGACGTATGCCTTTTCCTGCTGAACCCATCAGCATAGAAAGTCCTGATGCTGTACGACCAGCTCCTTTAACATTCAAATCACCATATACATACGACGGTATACCTGAATGGTCATCAGCTAGTTTACTAAATCTTTCATATACACCTAATAGTGTATTTGCATTATCAGCTGGTTGGTTAAACCTAACCGCAGGAGCACTAGACCCTAGTGGGTCATTTGTAACCTG